TTGAAGTTGTCCCAGTCATTTGTAGTGAATCGTTCCTTGAGAGACCGAATCACTGTGCCACTTTCTGTGCGGATACTGCTTGCGTTTGTATCGTTGCAGACTGTTAGCATGGATTGCTCTAGCGACTTCATGTCTTGCTCTAGCTCACCATCTTTTACTTCCCAATTAGATTTGAGTTTCTCACGCTCATTTCGTATTGTCAAGTATATTTTTACTAATTCATCGAGATTTAACTCAGTAGTTTCACTCATATCCCTAACTCCTCTTTGTACAGATCGACTAATCTTTCGTGCGAATCCACCTTGCCCTGCAACATCTGATAGACCTTGCGTTCAGCTTCAGAGCCTTGCAGGTGAACAACCGTCATGCTGTTCTTCTGACCGACTCGGTCGATACGCGCTATGCACTGCAAGTAAGTCTCTACGCTCATAACGGGAGACCAAAACACAACTGTGTCTGCGGCAGTTAACGTTACGCCATGCGATGCGGACTGTGGTTGAATAACTAAAACTCTTGGATCTGTTTGTGTTTGGAATCGGTTGATGATCTCAGACCGTTCCCTTGCAGGCACATCTCCGTTGATAACTTCATTGGCTACTCCTTGTGAACTTAAATGACGTGCTACTAATACGATGGTGTGGCGGAACGGAACAAACACAATCACCTTGTGCTTGGTCTCTTCCAACACCTCCATCAGCGCATTCAGGCGTGGTGACACGTCAAACTCCACCACCTCCTTGTCATCGGTATAGATTGCTCCTCCCGACAACTGCAACAACTTACTCAGCTTGGCTGCCGCGTTAACAGCGCTGATCTGTTCACCCGCTGCTTCTATCAGCAGTTGATTTTTTAACTCACGGTAATATCTGTTTACCTGGGCCGTCAGTGGCACTTCACGGGTCTGATACACCAACTCAGGCAAGTCAAGACAGTCTGCCTTCTCGAAGCGTATAGCGGGTTGTAGAGCGCCAAACACTTCTTGTTGAGCAATAGCCCTTGGTATCCATTTAAACTTGCTTATGGGTTGCATCACGCGATCGCGCCAAGCTGTGAAATACTTGGGTACGCCAGCGGGGTTGACCAGCTTTGCCAAGCCGAACGCATCCAGTGGAGACTGTGAGGCGGGTGTGCCTGTCATCATCCATAGGCGGGTCGAGGGGGTAATCAGTTTAGCCAAGGTCTTCCAACGTTTTGTAGATACTGTTTTATATGCGTTGGCTTCATCAATAACAATTAGGTCAAACCCTACTTTACTAATATCTTCTTGAACAATATTGACTCCATCGAAGTTGATGACTACAAATTCGTACTCTCCGTTGATGATCTTCTTGCGCTTGGATGCGTCTCCGTAGGCTACGCCGACCGTTCTGTGCATGGCGGTCTTGAAGATATCTGCTTGCCAAGCGGAGTACATGATGGACAAGGGACAGACGACTAGGACTCGTTTGACTATTCCCAACTGCATCAAATAGTCTGCCGCCCATATGACTGAGGAGGTCTTGCCTGTGCCAGCTTCGTTGAAACAGAAGCAGCGGTCTCGTAGAGAAAGGAACGATGCTGTAACTTTTTGGTGAGCAAACGGCTGATACATTCCGGGCCAGTTGTACTCTTTGAGCATTGGGTTAGGAGCATCTCCATAGACGCGTACAAGGCGTTGCATCTCGGGTACGCCCCAGTACACCACTACTTCTGCGTTTGTGCCATCGTCCTTTAGCACCTCGCATCGGTCTATGTGTCCTAAAAGAAACTGTAAGTCGCTAGATGGGATCACCATCCGAACAACTGTATCGTCTACTACATTCATACTATTCCTTACTGTGTTAAAACGTAGCCCCTTACGGGGGCAAGTCGGTCAAGCCTGTCGTGCAGAAAGGAGAGGGAGATCTGAGCACCGCTTAACTGACATGGTTATAAAAGGGGCAAGCAACTGCAGGTCAACAACCCCCCAAGCCTACTCACTCATGCCTTACAGTAGAGATTACTTCTTACGTTCTTTCTTGCTAGTCTCTGATACCAAGTTACCTTGAGAGTCACGCTTGAATGAACGGTTCTTTGCCGCGCTTTGAATGCGCAGACCATCTTTGTTAGAGCCGCCTTTGTCAAGGGCTTTAACGTGAGATACATCCTTACCTTCACGCTTATCAGCCTTACCATTGCCGTTGGAGTCTGAGCCTGTCTTGTCTATCGCACGACGCCCTTTCTGACGCTCCATGCGACGCTCATGTTCACCACGGGCTTTTTGTTGTTGATACTCTTTGTCGTAGGGGCGGGGTTTATTGACGTAAGCCATTATCTTTCCTTGTGATGTGGGCAAGTGTTCACAGGACACCAGCCGCATAGAGGTGTTGGGTTGGGGTTCCAAACATCGTTTGTATACGATGCTTCTATTCTACGCAAATCGGGGTAAAACGCATCCCATAGTTCTGTGATGTCATCCCTAGAATATTCTTCAGTCATGAAACTGTTATGCACTACGAAGAGTAAACCCGCTTTGATTCGTTCAATCTGTGGGTAGTGGGCAAACGCCATGAGCGCCATCAGCTTTAACTGTTTTGGCTCAGGGTACTTGTTGCTTCCCGTCTTGTAGTCAACGATGAACGCAGTATCTCCGTCGATAATCATCAAGTCCACGATGCCTCGCACCCAGTAGCCCTTGCCGTACTCACATGCCTTGCCTTCAGCATCAAGCGCCATCCTCTGCTCAGGGAATCGAGTTCCCTCAATCTCCATGAGCGTGTCAAGCACAGGTTTGAACTGCTGATAGTTCTTAGCGAGAGGCGTACCTTCCCCGACATAGTTTTCACAAGCCTTGTGTACCTCATTGCCGTAGTTCATCTGCGCGGTCGGCTTAATATAGAAGCGCTTAAGTACCTTGATTTCTTGGTACTGCTTGGGGCAGTTGAGGTACTGCTTGTAAGACGAGAAAGACCATGTGAAGCTCATTTTTTCATACCTCTTACAAACGCGGCAAAACTAGCCGCTGTATCGCCAAAGGCTTTCATCTTGTCAAACTCAAGGGCAACTTCTTCTAGGACTTTATTACGTTCCTCGCGTGGATTAACGTAGTCTTGGATATCATCATCGTCTTTCATCGCGGGGCATCCTCATGGTTGTCAGGGTTAAACTTAGGGACTCGGTTGCCCGTATCCTTGGGGTTTGGGAATGGCGGGAAAGGCCAAGTTGTATTTGACATATTAACACTCTCCGTAGGTCTGTGCGTACTTTGCTTCGCAAGTTACGGGTAAACCCCTAGCCCATGTGGGTGGCGTAGACATGCACTCGACGATATATTCAAGCGCTTCATCTTTCTCCGCTTCGGGAACCACGATCACTGCCGCATCATGGACAGTCAGCGCAACGCGATAACGCTCGTTGATCTTGATCATCTGCTCTCCCACGATGATTCGCGCCAAGGCTTGAACTACGTTCTCAACTAGCGACCCACCCCATAGTGACACGGGGCCCTTGCGTGACTTGTATTCGTATTTAGATTTAGATTCTTCAGTGTTGAGTTTTAGATCGGGGTATCGGATCATCAACCCATTAGGCAGGTGTACGCCTTCCTTAGTAATCTTAAGGCACTTATGTTTGCCGTAATAGTAGGGTTTGATTTTGGCATCCCAGTTGGCTAGGTCTTTGATCACGTTGTCGCCCGCTGTCCACAGATCAATCACCTTGTTATTGGTGTCTCGGTATGTTTTAACAAACTCTTCAGCCTCGGCTTCAGTGACGGCTGCGCCGGGTGGCGTTGTCTTAAGCGTGTGCTGAAGTTTTAATTTGCCAGTCCCGTAGCCTAGACCCAAAATGCAGGTCTTACCCACGAAGCGTTCCACTGGGTTAGCCTTGGTTATGGGGCGCTCGTATATCTTGGTAGCAAACAGGGAGTAGACATCCTCTCCCTTGCGGAACTGCTCAACCACATCATCCTGCCCTGCCAGCCAGACAAGGACACGCGCCTCAATCTGAGAAGAGTCACAGTTGATAACAATGTGGTCGTCAGGCGCTACGACTGCATTTTTTAAAGCTTTCTTTTTCTTATCTCTACTTGGTAGATTTTGGAAGTTAACCTTATCACTGCCTGCCCAGCGACCAGTATGCGCTCCGTAGTATTTGAGTGGGATTGGTAGGCGTCCTTTGTTGCGTTTGCCAACATCAATGAATCTTTCAATCCTTGATTCTTCGATGGTAGATTTTGTGCCGAGTCGCACCGCGCATAGCTGTTGGATAAATGGGTCATCATGTTCTGTAAGTTTTAAGAAGCCTTCGTCGTTCTTTGCCAACGCATAGGTCTGCTTGCCTGTTGTCTTGCTTTCTTTCATGGGGGCTTCAACCCCGCGCTCGACTAACACTTCAGCAAACTGTTTATTACTGGCTAGTCGTTTACGCACCGCCTCTGCGGTCTCACATTTTAACCTCTCCATCAAACCCTCAAGCAGTTGCTCTTTCTCTTCCTTGAGTTCATCGTAGCGCTCTTGCAGTAGCGCATCATCAACAAAGAAAACAGGGTGCGTGAACATCCGCAGAGTCATGTCGATCAGCTTCATCTCGTTCTCAGGGAACGCGCTCGACAATATCTTGAATAGCTTGAGGGTGAGGTCAACGTCGTTCTTGCAATACTCTGCGTATCGCTCGAGTTCTTCTTTGTTGAAGTCGAGTCGTGCCTTGCCTTCAGCGGCAATCACTTCCTCGCCCTTAACTCCAATCTCGTAGCGGTCAGCCAACGCCTTGAGTGAGCCACCTGCCTCAACGCCATGAATTGCTCTTGCCATACATAGAGTGTCGAACATGAACGCGGGCGTGATGCCGTAGATCCAACTAAGAATTGCGCCATCGAAGAGGGTGTTGTGGCACAGAAGCGCGCTGCTGCCCCAATCAAACGACGCTAAGAATTCTTTTAGCTTATCCTTACCGCCCGATACCCAGACAGTCGGTTGCTCGTCTACCTTCACGCCCACACCGATAACTTCAAAACGCTTGTCGCGTATGTATTCCTCAGTGGTCTGATGCTTGAAGCCTAGCTTAATCTTGCTATCGTAGTAGGTCTCAAAGTCAATCGTTATCAGTTTCATTTTGCTTCTCTAAAAGTTTCTTGTAGTACGACGCAGGGAATGGCGCTTTCTTCTCTAAGAGTGTTCGCAACCATTCCGCACCGCCAAGTTGGTTTAGGATTAACCACTGCTTGTCAGTCATGCGCACTTGTCTCCCTATGAGGGGCGCGGGGGGTTTAGGTCTCGGCATTTTCTCTCTTTAATAACTGGTTTCAAAATAGCATCCCACTGAGTCATGGGAGGCTATCTAAGAAAAGGTATAGCTACAAAAAAGGGCATGGCGAACCATGCCCTAAGGGTTTACTTCAGTGAGTTGATTTCACGGGTCAGATACCATTGAGCCTTGCGCAAGTCTTCTAACTGATTGCCCTTGTGACCTGCTCTAGTAATGTATTTCACAACATTACCCAAGTTGTAACCAAGACGCTTCGCCTCAATAAAGTCGATTGTCTCAATGCCACCTGCGGTGTAGTGTGCAGGGTTATTCACTGGGTCAGGTGCATTGCCTACAACTTCGCCATGCTCTCTAGCGTAGTCTTCGATTGGCACTCCCATCTTGTGTGCAAGCATCGCCTGTGTACCTGTTAAGCGATAGATAAGTTTACTTGTCTTCTCGGGGGTCTTATCTTGAATGTCATGCGCAAGTTGGATACCCTTTGCCCACGATTCCTCACGCATTTTTCCAATAGCACCGCTAGCTAGCATGGGTGCTTTTGCTCTTCGTTTAATAAGATTCCTAGCCTTAGACATCAGGACATAGGTGTAAGACTTGGCAGTGCCAAGCTTCTCCATAACTTCATCAGTCTTGATCTTAGGGTTAGCTTGCAACATCTTGAGCACTTGCTGAACCTTGTTTATTTTCTTAGCTTTCATTTGCCTTCTCCTTTTTGGTTTGGCGTTTAATTGATACGATTCCAACACTATGTCGGTCTCGTGCTTCCTGCATAGCATCTGCAATCTCATACGCAGACTC